TTCTTGTTCCATTCGGATAGGTATCTCAGGACCGTCTTCTATTGCGGTCTGCCGTATAAAGCTTTCTATCTTATCACCTTTAGCTCTTATTCGTCTGATATCTATTATGTAAAATATTCCATTTTCAAAAGCTGCGAGACAGCCGACTGTCCAGTCAGGATCTGGGTTAGACGGAGTTGGTTCAGTTGCAGCTAAATCCCAGAATCTTACTAGTGATGCGTTTTTTGAAAAGCTTGGCATTTCGTTTGGCTCTAAAGTAATAAAGCTAGTTCTGTCGAACATTGATCCTAAGGTGGTTGCCCACCAGTCACCGAACTCAAGCCTCTTTCTTTCGATTGGGTCTAGCTCTTGTAGTACGGCACGATATGAGTCTGGGTCAATTCCGGGGTTATCTGTTAGCTTAGACGGTATGAATATTCGTCCGTGTTCTTTACCTTCTACAAGAAAGCGTTGTCTTACCCAATTTGGGGCAGGGTTTGTTGCGGCACGCATTCTAAGGGGAACCATAGATAGTGGGCCATTCGCAGGGCGACGTAAACGAGAGAACATATACCTATAGTCAGCTTCTCTGATTTCTGTAACTTCGTCCATGCCGATAAACTGAAACTCTGAACCTTTATATCGAAGATAGTCGTTTACATTATTTAAGTATCCGAAAGTTATTCTTGCTCCGCTGGGAAATGTGGCTGTGTACATATTAGAGTTCCAGTGAACGTCATCGTATTCGCTGACCCACTCTCTGAACCTGTCCATGAGTGCTCCGGGCAAGGCTAAGTCAGCGTAGGTTCGTCGAAAGAGAATAGCAGAATAATTTGGAATATCAACGTATTGCAAAGCTGCCATAAGTAGGGCTGAGCTCTTTCCACCACCTGCTGCACCGCCAAAAAGAACTTCTGTTGTTTCAGACTTTAAAAAGACTTTTTGTGTTAAAGACGGCTCTTCTATCCAATAGTTTGATCTTTTAGGTTCTAAGTATTCTTTGATTTTTTGCCAATCCGCTGTTTCTGTGGACATATTTGCTTGTCTCCTGTGCAAAATAACGGTAAAGTATTATTATGAAGAAATTTTTGAGTCGTTCATTTGCGGCCCATACCTTAATGGTAATTTCTATAGGTCTAATCCTAGTTGGTATTAGTATACTAAGTTTAGGGTGGGGTTTAGCAAGCGGTGGCTTGTGTTGCGGAATATATGGAGTCCTTTTAGGAGCAGATTAATAAATGGCTTGGAACACTTCTAACAAATCTTTGGAAGACGCTTTACGAAATGCAGCGTCAAAAGCCATGCCTATTTCAGTGGGTGCTCCAATTTCGTACAGCCCATCTTTGCAAAAAGGATCAGGTTACCATGATGGTTGGGATATTGTAAAGGCATATAAAGAGGGTGTATCTCAGGTAACATGGGTATTTAGGTGCATTGACGTCATATCGTCTAATCAAGCACGGCTACCTATGATTCTCCGTAAAGATAATAGTCCTTTTGGTGAGATAGTCCAAGAAGATGATTTGTTAAAGCTTTTTAATAACACAGCTAATAATGGAGAAAATGCTTTTGCATTTAGATATCGATTATCATCTCAGCTTCTTATGAGCAGTAGAGGTGTGTTTGTTGAAATTGTCAGAGGAAGAGGTGGGATGCCTATTGCGCTACATCTTCTGCCTCCACAAAATACTTCACCAATTCCTGATGTCAATAAGTTTGTAAAAGGATTTGAAGTAAAGATAAGCGCTCATGAGAAAAGAACGATAAAACCACAGAACGTTATTTGGATAAGACGACCTCATCCACTAGACCCATATTTGTCCATGACTCCTATGGAAGCAGCAGGGGTCGCAATAGAGCTTGAAAGCTTAGCTAAAATTTATAATAGAAACTTTTTGATAAATGATGGACGACCCGGAGGATTGCTAGTTATACGAAGTGAAATAGATGAGCAAGACAAAGATGAGCTAAGATCTCGTTTTCAAGGAAACATTGGGCGTGCTGGTTCAGTTGGTGTTATTTCATCAGATGATGGTGCAGACTTTGTAGATACAGCGGCAAGCCCTAGAGATGCAGCATATGTGCAAATGAGAAACATAACCAAAGAAGAAATACTAGCTGCGTTTGGTGTGCCTGAATCAATTATAGGTAACTCGGCTAACAGGACTTTCTCTAATGCTATGGAAGAAGGTAAAGTTTTCTGGATGGAAACCATGTCACCTCATCTAGATTTGATAGCTAGGTCTTTTGATGCCATCGATCCTGATAATTTTATTGATTTTGATATAACTAACGTACCTGTGCTTGTGCTAGCTAGTCAAGAAAGAGAAAAGCACAACTTAACTGAATTTCAGTTAGGACTAATCAGCGTTAATGAATATAGAGAGGCAGCTGGACGAAAGAAAGTAGAATCAGACATTGCTGATTCGTTACTATCTAATCCAAATCAAACACCTATCGCTAATACTGAAAAACCAATGAATCAAGACACAGAAGATGTTTTGGAAGCAGGAGTTCCGTTTGGTCAGCAAGGTCAAGCAGCAAGTAATCAACAACTTGGGGAATTTGATCCAGAAACAGGCAGATATGTGCCTTTAGGTCAGGTACAAGGCACGCAGTTAATTGAAGCGCCTGCCGCTCAAGTACCTAGTGGAGAAGGTTTAGCAAACGTACAAGGAACTCAGCAGGTTGAAGTACCTGCCGCCCAAGTACCTAGTGAGCTTTCTGATGAAGAATCTTGATGATAAGAATATAGCTACTTGGGAAGAAAAGACTCTTTATCGAGTTGAATCTTTAGAAAAGTCTTTTGGTGAAATTTTAGACAACATTATTGACAGCCAAGAAGCAATGGTTGTGAATAACTTAAACTCGTCAACCACTTTGGCGTTGTTAGGCCTTGGTGAAGACGCTGATTTTTCTTCTGTTGCTCCTCTATCTGATTTAGCAGTGTCAACTAATCCATTATTAAACGAGATGAGCAAGGCATATGTTAAGGGAGTGGAAGACACTATTGAAGAGGGTGTTGGCACTAAAGTAGATCAGGAAATAGCTGATGCGGCACTATCAGAGAATTTATCAGTTGTAAACAACTTTAATAGCACTACGCAAGAGGAAGTCATTGCTGCTTTACAAACTGCGGCATCTTTTACGGGTGATGAAGCAAATGGAGATACAGACGTTGCTTACAAAGCGTACATAGCGGCTATTTTGATTAAAATGATTTTCAATAAACTAAGAAATAAGAGAAAAAATCTTATAGTTGAAACAGGGGTTCTTGGAGCCTACAATATGGGTATTTTTGATGCAGGTGTGGGCATGTTTAGGAGAGATCCTACACTAAAAAAGCAGTGGGTTTCCAGAAAAGACGGCAAGGTTAGGATTCAGCATCGAGATCTAAATGGCGAAGAAGTGCCTGTTAACAGTGCATTTTATGTGAATGGTGCCCCAATCAGGTTCCCTAAAGATCCATTAGCGTCACCAAATCTAACTATTAACTGCAGATGCGTTCTAAAATTTGTAAGATAGATTATATAAAGTGAGTTTATATAATGTGTCAAACTAGCCTTTGTTTGAAGGTATAGGATACTTAAAGAAGTTCAATTATTTTAGGAGAAAAATGTCTGCAACAATCTTTGATATGGAAGATGCACGACGAATTGAAGACAATGTTGTGTTTAAAGCAATATCAGGTCAAATTGGTATTGATAAAGCTGAAGGAATAGTAGAGTGTTTTGTGTCTGGAATAGGAAATAAAGACTCTGTTGGGGACATAGTTATGAGCGGAGCATTTAATGGCTCGCTAAAAAGAAGAAAACCACGTGTAGTTTGGGGCCATGACTGGAATCAACCAATAGGAAAAGTTTTAGAAATATATGAAGTTCCTTCGTCTGACCCAAGATTACCTGAAAAAATGAAACAAGCTGGTATTGGGGGCCTTTTTGCAAAAGTTCAGTTTAATCTGAATACTGAAAGAGGACGTGAAGCTTTTGCAAACGTAGCATTTTACGGAAATGAGCAAGAGTGGTCAATAGGTTATAAAACGCTAACTGCTGACTTTGATACAAATAATCAAGCAAATGTTCTAAAAGAAGTTGAACTATATGAGATTTCTCCAGTTTTGCATGGCGCAAATCAGCTTACAGGAACTATATCAGTTAAAGATGAAAAAGGAGGCATGAATAAACCTTCAATGGAAATGGGATCAATGTCTGCAATGCTTTCTAGAGCTATTTCTCAAGCATTGCGTAAACCAGTAGAAATTATTAGTTCTGATGAAGGAATGGTTGTATTCCAATCAGGACCGAATATGATGTGGCGTGCTCCTTTCAACATGACTGAAGGATCAGTTCAAATTGGTAAACCAGTCAGAGTTAGAGCAAATTATGTTCCAGTTGAAGAAGATGAAGCAAAACCTCCTGCAAACATGATGCGTAAAGAAAACGTACAAGAGCCAGAAGGCATAAGAGATGCAGAACCAGACGAAGGCACATGGGCTACTCCAGATATTGCTCTTGCATGGGCAAAAACATTTGGATGTGAAGGCTATCACTCCGAAGGCGCAGGGTATCTTCCATGTGAAACCCCTGAAGAATATCGAAAAGCATTAGCAGCTTTCGACGATAACGCTAATTTAAATTCACACAATAATTATCTTGGAGGTGTCGAAGTGGAAGAAGCTAAAGATGGTTATAAAGGACACATGGGAGGGTCTTGTCCATCATGTGGAATGAGGATGAGGAAAAAGCCGGATTACTTAAAAGACCCATTAGCATTGCTGATGATG